TGTGTGGCTGTGCAGTTGGATAATTGCTTGACCATCTTTTCTTCCAAGGGATCACCCCTTTCTCAAGGCTCTCAATGATTCGGTCAGTAACAATTTGATAAACGTCTGTCTTCTTTTTCATTCTGTTTTGTCTTTCTGTTTTGGTTTCGATCTCCTTGATCTTGGAAATACTATATCCCCTGCCCTGATAAATGTAAAGATCTTTTTTTCACTTTTTTTGTCTGCCCCTTGGGCGGCTGAGGGGTGTACACGATTTTTGCCTAGAAAATCACACGGTGATCCTTAGATTGTCCACGTATGCTGAACAAGCCAATGAGCAAGCCAAGGCAAAAGGGAAAGGTTCAGGGCCTGTGTTTTTCTGCTGCCTTTAATGAGGCAAACGGATACGGAGAAATGTCTAAATGCTTTTTGCGAGCAATGAATAATTTGCTGCCGTTAAGTATAGAAACTGAATCTAAATTTAGATCCACAATCGCCAAGATGGGCATGAGCAGCAAGCTAGTAGGATCTTACTTGCTACCCCAACATAGGCCGGACAGCTATTTTAGCATTCAGCCGATTCATCCAGACATGCGGCCACCTATAGGAACCAAGAATGCAATTTACACTATGTTTGAGAGCAGCAAGGTTCACGAGGACTGGGCAAATGTGTTAAGGCGTTACGATCTTATTTTGACGCCCAACAGCTACAATGCTGCTACCCTTGGAGAACAGACCGGAGTGCCTTGCCACGCAACTTTTCTCGGATGCGATCAAGACCTGTATCATTGCGATGTTGATAATTTAAAAAGCCGATTAGGCAAAAAGAAACACGCATTTACATTTGGGGCTGCCGGACATTTAGCACACGGCAGAAGTCGAAAGGGGTTTTGCAGGATCGTCGATTGGTTCCAGTCTGCTTTTCCTTATGAGCAAAATGTTAGGCTTAGGCTAAAAGCTAACGAGTGGGGTGAAAACAATTTTGCGTCAGAAGATGATCGCATTAGCTTTGTTGAAAGTAACATGACTAATGAGCAATGTGCTGAGTGGCTTAGAGGCATTGACTGCTACATTGATGGCAGCACTTTTGAGGGCTGGGGTATGTGGACACATTCAGCGATGGCCACAGGTCGCCCAGTGATCGGCACTAACTATTCCGCAAGATCCGATTACTTTCGATTCGGGAATCACATACCAATCGGCTACACCATCGAACCTGCTAGAGATATTTATGTCGGCTTAGGCCATTGGGCTATGCCAAGCAAATACGATGCGGTGCAAGCGCTGCAATGGGCTTTTACAAATCGCAAGCAATGCGTAGAAGTAGGCAGGGCGGCTTATGAGACAACAAAGCATCTAACTTGGGATGCTGCTGCTAGAAACATTGTCAGGTATCTGCGTCAGTATGATATTATTGGCAACCGGGTATTACTCTGATTGCCATTTGCCGATCGGACACTTAGCTTTTTTAAACCCGGCTTTTATTGCCATAAAGCATCCACACTTTGGGTGCATGCATCTGATCTGACTGCCTTGCCCTTTGACGTGATCGCAGGCTTTGCATAAATCCAGCCTTTCAGATTTAGTTTCTTCTGAAACCATCCTCGCCTTGTCTGCAAGGATCTCTTTGCCATCCCTGACAAAGTTACGCACCAGATCAAACGGGCTGACCTTAGAGGATGTCCCCGGACGCTTGACGCTTTCCTTGGGGGTAAAGATTAGTTTTTTAGTCCTACGCTCCAATGGTTTTTAAGTAATCAATTAGCACTGCATCTCTGGTTCTTTGATCCGGGTCAGAATCAGTGTTTGTGAAAGAGATATTCGCATAGTCGTATTGAGTTCCATCCCCAAGAATTGGCTTTGTAACATCAAAAGCTTGAACAGTTGTTATGCTAGTTTGGTCCACAGTAACAGAAGCACTTGCGCCATTATAGACCCCGCTTGCATCTGCTGAAAACACAACGTAAGTCCATTGAGCTTGCAAGAATCCCGTTCCACTTTCGACGATAACTGGCACCGCTGGATCTGTGAATGAGGTGGTTGTGCTAGTTCCTACCGTGATTCGATCATTGTATGTTGCAGCAGCTTCGTATCTTTGAATCAAATAGTAAGTTGCCCCGGTTACTGCACTCCATGTTGCCGTTACGCTTGCGGTCCCTTGACTTAATGACAATCCGGTTGGAGCTGGCAAACTCATGAGAGGGGAACATTTAGAAATGATCGTGTTGAACTAAAGGCATAATTGCGTTCCATGGCACTGCCAACATTACATCCTGTGCCTGTGTTTATGTAATCGCTTTGCCTTGGCTTTTCTGCCTCAAGAATTCCACTTAAGACTGTTTTACATTCATCGTATATTGCCGCACTTTGTGGGAACTCATAAACTTTGCTGCCAATTGTGTAATTACAAGGGTGGGGGCTTCCGGGGCCATTGAATTGCGTTGCAGATGTTGTTTCAAATCTACGATTTTCATTTGCTAGATTTCCAAAGCTTCCAGCACTCACAACAAGCATATCCCTTAACCGCTCAGGCAAGGCGTAATAGGCCATTGTTTCAATACCAGAAATGCCAAAAGCTAGATCAAATTCAACGTCTGTCCTAAGTAAATCAATTACGCAAACTCCGTCGACTACATCAAGTAGAGCCCTTTTTCTGGCTTGCAGAATCACTGCATCGCTGCAAACGCCAGTAGGAACGTCATAATTATAGCTGCCTGTGCTTGTCAACTTCCAGCTAACTTGATCTGGAATGGAAATGTTTAATCTGTAATCGCAGCTTGAATTATCTAGAGGAACATAAGCTTGATAAGTTTTTTCGCGCCATCTTACCCCATAGGTAGGTAATTCAATTCTGGCTCTAGTTAGCAAATTAATTGCTTTGCTTATTTGATTAAAATGCAAGGCATAAGCCTTCATCTGAGGGAATGGGCCATAGCCTTCCCAGTTATCACCTTCTGCAACTTCCGGATGAGCTGAGAACCACCTGTTATCCATTGCCTGAGTCATTAAGGTTGCATAACGATAGTCGAACATTCGGTTATGTCCGCAATGGTAACGTTGACATGGTTCGTCTAAAGTTTGGCTAGTGTTCGAATCACTTTCGTGATCAATGTAGCCCTCACAAATCGCCCTAAGAACAAATCCCGACCAAAGCATGTTGTCGACTGTTAGCCGGGTATCATGCTGGTTCACGAAATTATTGTTGTCCTCAAACACATAAGGCATTTGCTTAACAAAATGAAACCGTGGAAAGCATGCGCCATTATACTGAGTTGCATACCAACCAGAAGTTGTGTTTGCATCTCCTGATTGATCGCCAATCCTAATTACGCATTGAGTTCCGCTTGTTATGTATCGCAAATATTCAATGACTGCATTTTCATCTGACCTAGCTGCAGCTGCGCCCGTGTCGTCAGCAGTCATGTATGCATTCCAGCTAGTTGCATTATTTGCAACGGCTTGGTTTGCTACATTATCATTGTGATAAAGCCTTCCATTAATTTCAACTTCAACATGCCCGGATGTCCGATTGTAAGTTATGCTTTTGATTTTATAATCCGGAACATAGATTTTGCATGATCCGTAATGAGCAACCTGCCCTGCACAGTTTGTCTCATCTTCTAAACTAAGGCAGTCAATTGTGTTCTGCGCCCCCACTAGGTTTGTAGAGTTGCCCTTTTCTGGCTCATTAGTTCCTAGCACATAACGATATCCGCTAGGATTTTCTTGCCTGTTTATAGGCTTAGGCTGCCTTGCATAAACATGAGCCCGAATCTCTTTTGCCTGATCTGTCGCCTCCCCCCAACTATCAGAAAGCAAAGTGCAACGATCCACAAACATGCCATCGCGATCTGCAAAAACTTCCGGCTTATAAACGCTTGAATCGCTAGGCTTGTATGGCAACGTTTGCATAAACATTTGCCACTGGTTTGTCTCACCTTGCTCCGGTGCCTGAGCAATTATTAAATCATGCTCATATATAACAGGAGTGCCAGCCAAGACGGTCCAATTGTTTTGTTTGTAGATTCCTTTAAAAGTCTGATTTTCTGAAAAGTTAGCACCAGCGTAATTAATAACTGCAC